GAACAGGTACTTGCGGTATCGCTTGTGACCTAATCTTATCAACAATCGGTTGCGCCATTTCATACGGTGCTTTACCTAATGCTAATAAAATCCCATTTATTTCTTCTACAGTTAAGTTTAACTTAATCATATTAAGCACCTCTACGTCTACGTGCAGGAGCTGGCGCTTCGATTGCAGGCGCTGCAGTTTCCTCTTGTGTATCTTTTGTATCTACATCCATTGTTGCCCATGTTTGTATGTCAAAAATAGGTGTATAAATACGGCCATATGACTTATGACTATAATGCTCTTTCTTAAGCAATACAATCGGTACTGGCTTCGTTTGATCTGTTTCAACTTGTGTAGCAATAGCAACTGCTAAGGCTTGTACGGCACGCTTACCACCAACGGATGTTGTTGTATAGCGAACTTCTAAACCTGCATCCTCGCCTGATACACACTTCATAGACATACCAACTTGTGTTTCCCAACCCTTTTTCGCGTTAGGTGGGGCTACATCAAGTTCAGGCAATGGTTGTGCAACTGATACCATCTTCTCACCTAAAACCTCACCATCACCCCATGCGATAAAACCATGCACGAATGAGAACGGATTAACTGCCCATGTTGAATCATCTTCGATTTCGGTTTGATCTGCACCGAACACCCAATGACCTGTTTTGTCCATCTTAATAATGACAACACCTGCTGCACCTACATCGGTTTCTAAAGCGCGTAATGCTGTAGATAATGCGGTTACTGAAGGTAAATTTGCTGCTGAAAATGTGGTTATATTTGACATTTAATTGTTCCTTATTGGATTTTAGAAAGGGCTGCGGTAAGTTGCTTCCCGATTTGTACTACCGCTGGACGAGGATCATCTTCTCGAGCCAACGTACTGCCACTACTTACTGCTACTACTAAGTCATCAGGCAATTTAGTTCCTGACTTCTTAAGTACTTTTTCTGCTTGCGCAGGTGAAATCATTTTAGACACATACAATTCATCTTTTGGGATGACTTTAGATAATACATCATCTGCAATATCTTCATTAGCCCATTGACGTGTAGCACGCTTGTTGACCAACTTCCAACCAGGCACAGGTACATCGGCTTCTAACATTTGATGTGCTAATGCTCTAAGATCTGTAATCCATTGTTCTAACAAGTCACAGTTGGCTAAATAACCACCAATTTTGTCAGCGTCTAACGATTTAAGTTGTAAGTCTAACGCTCTATCAACTGCACCTGTCATCTTAGGACATACAGGCTTGGCGGCACACCAACGGCAATGGTCACCTGCCATAATAGGCGCATCTGTTTTTGCTGATTTTTGTACCGCTTGTGCAAGTTGTTGTTCAAACTGCTTAACACGTTCAACGGTTGTCACCCAACGTCTAAGTGTTGGTGGTTGAATAATGACACATTCAATCTCTGTCACACCTTCAAACACCCAAGATACAGATGGCGTACGCATGGCCGCAGCTGCATAAAATAATAATTGTTCGTTTTCTTCTACACCAACGGCTACGCCATCACCAAATTTCCAATCTAAAACAATTGCTTTGTTGCCAATGCGACCAAGCAAGTCACATGAGCCAAACACGTCGGGTAAAAAGTCACCAAAGTTAACTTCGGTTTCTACTGCGTATTCCATTTCAAGATTAGGGTCAACTACACCTAATAAATCTAACGCAACATGAATCTTGTTATCGATTAATTCTTGTGTTAACGATTGCTCTTGATACGTCATGCCAAGTAATGATTCAGGCGATACATCTTTACCTAAAACTTGTGCAATTGCATCGTGTAATAACGTGCCTTCGTCAGCGTATTTGCTACTAGGCTTAGGTGGCATTGTTGCACTTAATGCTACAGAACCAGGACAAGCAATAACGCGCTTGGCTGTTGAACCGCCGACTATTTTTGAATGATTTGACATTTAATTTCCTTTACTTTAGTTGAATTGAAATTTTATTATACACACTTTTAAAAATATGTGTTAAACTTTTTTACATGGAAATTAAAAATAAATTGGAAAGGGAAAGTGAAATTGAAAAATACTTTATTTGGGCTGTGCTTTCGTTGGGTGGAAAGACGTTTAAATTCAAGTCTGTTAATCACCGTGGCGTTGCTGATCAAATTGCTTGTTTACCTGATGGCACAACCTGGTTTGTCGAAATCAAACGCCCTAAAGGCGGTCGCTTATCGCCTCTCCAAGATATATTTGCGAAACAAATGAAAGAATTAAATCAGAAGTATGCGTGTTTATGGACAAAAGAACAAATAGAAGATTGGAAAAATAAAGTATGAAATATTTATCAGTTTGTAGTGGTATTGAAGCAGCAACTGTAGCTTGGCATCATATGGGTTGGACTCCTGTCGCATTTAGCGAGATAGAGAAATTTCCATCTGCCGTATTAGCACATCATTATCCCAATGTGCCTAATCTTGGGGATATGACTAAATATAAGGAGTGGAATTTAAATGAATCAATTGACATTCTTGTTGGAGGAACCCCCTGCCAATCATTCAGCGTGGCAGGTCTTAGAAAAGGACTTGAAGACCCACGTGGAAACCTTGCCCTTACCTATGTTGGAATACTTGATAAGTTTAGACCCAAGTGGTTCGTTTGGGAAAACGTGCCAGGTGTCCTCAGTTCAGGTGGTGGACGGGATTTTGGTTCCTTCCTTGGGGCGGTGGCAGAACTCGGGTATGGGTTCGCTTACAGGGTGCTTGACGCTCAGTACTTTGGAGTCGCCCAAAGACGTAGACGAGTGTTTGTTGTCGGATGTCTTGGAGATTGGCGAAGTGCAGCAGAAGTTCTTTTTGAGTCCGACTGCTTGCGAAGGGATATTACGAAGAGCAGAAAAACGGGGAAAGAAACTACCACCGCTTTTGTACCAAGCCTTGCTAACTGCCTCCAAACAACAAGCAACGACTATAGCAGAGCCGATGGATTTAATATGATTGCGTATGAATCTCACCCTGCTGACAGTCGCATTAAAGAAATGGGTGAAACGTGTCAAACCGTAACTAGCCGTTGGGGTACTGGTGGCGGTAACGTGCCATTAGTACAAGCTTTTGATTCATATAATTTAAGTCTTTCAAATACTAATCAAACTATTAAAAGCCCTCAAGGTGGAACGCTTGAAAGCGTTGGTGGTGTTATTCAAGCATTTAGAAAATCACGCAGGGCGCAATCAGTAGATGATTATGAAACATGGGTCGATGATGGTAAAGCTAATACGATTAACACGTTTGATTTAGGTGATATTAGAACGACTCATGCAGTTGCATATAGTGTTCGTAAAGATGCAAAAGCAAATACGTTTAGTGCAACTGAACTTGAAGTATCTAACGCCATAGGAGCATTGCGTCCAAGCCCACAATCACATCATGCACAAGTATTTGTAGCGCAACCTATGGCAGTCAGACGCTTGACACCAATTGAATGTGAACGATTACAAGGCTTTCCTGACAATTACACCGACATTAAACTTAAAGGCAAAGATACACCTGATGGCCCACGTTATAAAGCGTTAGGCAATTCAATGGCAGTACCTTGCATGAAATGGATTGGTGAAGGTATTGATATGATAGAGAACCCATGAAACTACGAAACTACCAAGAATTAGCAGCTGATTTCTTGTACGAGAATGACAAGGCTATGATCCTTGCGCCAGTTGGTGCAGGTAAAACTGCTATTACGCTGACTGCCATGGATGAGATGCTACGTTATAACATTGTTAAACGCTGGCTAGTCGTAGCACCCAAGCGTGTCTGTACTGACGTATGGCCTGTTGAGCAACCTAAGTGGGCGCCTAGTATGAAGTTAGCCGTAGCTGTTGGTACACCTAAGCAACGTCAGGCAGCGTTTGATTCTGAAGCCGATGTAGTTGTGATTAATTACGACAACTTGCAATCCTTACTTGAAGTAAGGGATTTTGATGGCATTGTGTTTGACGAGTTGACTAAACTTAAAAACCCTTCAGGCGTACGGTTTAAAGCACTATCTAAACTAATTGACCATATCAAAATACGTTGGGGTTTGACAGGTAGTTTTACAAGTAATGGACTTGAAGATGTCTTTGGACAATGTAAGATTATTGATCAGTCGCTACTTGGACGGTCTAAAGGAGCGTTTATGCAAAAGTATTTTGTACTCATGAATAAAGACTTTGGTGAATGGGCGCCTAGACTTGGCTCACTTGTACAAGTTATGGAACAAATTAAACCATCTACGTTTGTGCTAGATGCTGGCGAGTATGCTGACAAGTTACCGCCATGCAATGTAATCGAGATGCGTTGTGATATGGCAGACCGTACGCATTACGAGAAGATGCGTAAGGACTTTGTTGTGCAGTTTGAAAAAGAACAAATTACGGCCATTAGCGCAGCAGTTGTTACAGGCAAACTAGCGCAAATGGCATCAGGTTTTATCTATCAAACAGAAACAACAGCGTCTAATACATTTGGTCGCATGAACGTCACTCAAGTGCCAATATGGTTTAGTAGCCATAAGTTTGACCTGTTAGATGAATTGATTGAGGAAAACCAACACGCTAACACCATCATTGTGTACAACTACATTGAAGAATTGGCTGAACTCAAGCGTCGGTATCCTACCGCACAGACAATTAATGATTATAAAGCGATTGAGCGTTGGAATGAGGGCAAGATTGAGATGCTACTGATTCACCCTAAGTCAGCAGGGCATGGTTTAAACCTGCAACATGGCGGTTGTAAGATGGTGTTTGTATCGTTGCCTTGGAGTCTTGAGTTGTACGAGCAAACGATTGGTAGACTGCACCGATCAGGTCAAAAACAAGCTGTATGGGTTTATTTGTTACTCACTAACAAAACAATTGAAGAACGTATTTTAGGCGCCCTAAAGGATAAAAGGGCAATTTCTGATATAGCAATGGAGGAATTAAAATGAAATCATTAGCGTTTTTAATGGCATTATTTATTTGTTTATTTGTTATGGTTATTACCGCCATACCTGATTACCAAATGCGTAAGATATTAAAGAATTGTGAATTAGTAGAAATTAGCCCTGACTATACTGCACAAGAAAAGTCAGATTGTAGAAAGATGAGGATGAAATGAAACGATTAGAAAATTACAAGGCCAAATTAAAAGCTGCACAGGCCGAAGAAACCATACGGATGCGCGAATACAACACCGCTATGCGCGCGCTTAAAAAAATTATTAATGAAGTAAGTACAGTACAAGATAAGGTAGATTATGAAAACACTAAGTTGGCGAAAGCTGCAAGCCGTGCTGAATCAGCTGACAGAATCTGAAGTATTGACCATGTTAGAAGAAGAAAGACGTACGTTAAAGCGTGCGTCTATTTTGGAGCGTTTACACATGAGGTACAACACCTTGCGTGTGAGCCGTGAGCGTATTGAAATTATGAAGGAAGCTATTGCGCCATGATCCAACCAGACTTTTCAACTTGGTCACACGCCAACTTGGTGAAGTTTGCAAGTGAAACGTATGCCAAAGTTATCGATGATTTATATGAGATGGAAGAACTAAAAAAAGATTTAAAGGCAGCTATTCAAGCTTATCGTGAAGTTAACACAAGGACAGAAAAATGAAAAAGAAAGCCCCAATTAAACCTGTATCATATTGGCAGATTAAAGAGTGGAAGTATGTGCCAGCGTGTAGCACCAACGTGCTAGAACGCTTTAAAGCAACTGGTTGGAACGTGCCAAGTGAAATGAAAGCAAATAATGGCGCATAAAAATGTAGTTATAAATAATAATATGTACGAAAAAGTGTGTAAGTGTACGAAAAAGTTTACTGAACGGTAATAAATCAGGTGTAATTGGGTGTAAGAATGGGTTTATTTACCGATAGGTAATTATGTACGAAAAAAATATACATATTTCGGACAAATTTACTGATAGGGATGTTGATTATTTGGTCAATATTTTGAGCAATTTGTGTGGTTTGTTACTCATTTTGTACATCTGTTATCGTTTTTGTGCGTTATAGGTATCATTTTGTAGTTTATTTTTTTACTTATAGGTATACTTTTAGTTTAGTTTTAGAACCCTATTTTAGACAGGCCGTATAGCTTGCATATACGGTTGGCGTACGACTTAAACACTCGGTCATGTTCTGCCCAAAATTTAGTTTTAAAGCGTTTCATATGTATAGTTTCGTGCAAAATGCTTCCAAGTAGTTCATCATATGTTTGATTTTTGGATTTATTTATGCAAATTTCATGCAACTCTGTTTCATCGTTGTACATATACGTAGCGTACGCAGGTATAGTTTGTGCATCATCTACATACACTTGATCAACGCAAATAAACTTAATTTGTGCCGTGTTAGGTAACTGCCATTTATCAAGTGGTGGCAACTGACACACCATGCAGTAAATGATTTCACAAATTTTAGGCGATGGTGTCACTTCCAACTAATCCATTCTAAGTTAAATTCTTTTTTCTGCTTGTCAACATAAATAGGAATTGAGAATGTAATTCCATACTCAGGATGTGTAAGCCACATGGCTTGTCTTGGTGGTTCAAAGCCAAAGTTGTTGCTGTAAGCGTACTCGTCATAGCCTTTAAGGCTACCATTGACGATAAGGCGCTCTAGTTGAATTAGTTGATGCCAATGACCTATTATCATTGTGTCGTAAGACATATCAATCTGAGCGTTCCTAGAGCGTTTGCGATGATCTCCACGAATGATTGGGCCTAATGCACCAATAACCCCATCTCCACCCCTAAACTGATCACCATGCGTTAATAAATATTTATGTCCATAAATAGAGTAATAAGCATCTGACCCATCAGGTATTAAAAATTGAACACGTTTATCGTTTTCAAAATGCTTGGCTAAGAATTGATATAAAAGCCAATCAAAAGATGTAAAGTTTCTACCTTTAGCTCTAATCTTATGTGTGTTACGTCCATGATTGCCCGATACGCAAGGTACAAAAACATTTCCAAATTCATCTGCTAACGTGCTAATACACCAAATGAGTACACCAAATAAATCAATCACCGTTGGCATAATTTCTTTTTCATTTGTTGCCATTAATTCTTCATGTATATCACCTGATACCATGTCCCCACCTAATACATAGACAATGCCAGGATAATCAGTATGCGCAATATTATTCTTTAGCAAATCTATGGTTTTATATACCATAGTTTTAGCTCTATCTCTAGCAATTTCTAAATTAAATTCATTAACGCCATTGATTTGATTAGGATCAACAACTTCACCCCAATGCCAATCAGACGCAAATAGCGTAGGTACGCCAGCAAATTTTTTCTTTTTATCAGTTTTAATAAGCCATTTTGGAACTGTAACTGACAAATCTTTTATTTTAATAATTTTGCGTTTGATATAATCAGCAGTTAGTTTTTCTTCTTCTTGACTAAATGCCATCGACTCTAAATGTTTAATTCTATCTTGGGCTTCTGCTAATTTATCAACGACGTTTATTTCTTCTTTTGTAGCTTTTATGTCCTCAACTAGACCTTTATGTTGCGCTGTTTTTAAACGTGAAGTAAACGTATTGGGGTGCATACCAAGAAGCTTTGCTGCTTCAACTTTGGACTTTGTTTTCTTAAAAGCGTTAACGACAAGCCTTAAATCTTTATCAGGTATAGACGGCGTAGACATATTCTTCCTTTAAGTTATGCAATTTATATCACAACTATATGAAATATATGTGAATGTTTACTTTAATATATTTAATACTTTATTAATGTTGTTAATACGCTCTTGTAAGCCTAAAACACCGCCATTGATACGCCTAGTCATCGTTGTGTAATCATTAATATCTGCTAGTGCGTTTAACTTCCTTGTCGACCAAAACCATCCTGCTGACAATGTAGCGTACTCAGGTGTTGCTACCAACTCAGGCTTATTCACTATTTCAGAATTTTGAATAGCGTTGGCAAATGCGGTGTAATTAGCACGCCCAGTCAGTTGTATTAATCCACGACCAAAGAACTTACCACCGTCCCCAGGTTGCGTATTGCCAAGATCAGCGCGGTTGCCGTAGATTAATTCAGCAATGGCTGGTTTGCCTTTGGCAACTGCATCTTGTGCTTTAAGAATAGAAATTCTAGGCCATACTTGCGTTAGTCTTACCGCAGAATAGTTAAGGTTTTCTTCTACGTTTTTAAAATTACTTTCATGCAAACATTGACCAATAAAACAAGCCATACGAATTGGAGTGCTAATATCGTAGCGTTTAAAGGTGTCATTTAAAGGTGTTAACCATTTAGCATCAATACCAATCTTTGCTAACTGGTCTGCAGTAATCACTTTGTCACGCCTTTAACTTTTTCGTAACTACGCATACCGCCAAGACCAAGTAAGCCCATAAGGACTGTCAGTAATGTTTGCATATCAAACGCAAGCACAACTTCTTTATGCCCATTGGCGACTAAAATAAAGTTAGCAATAGGTAATAATAAGAAATGTAATGCAAATGCACTACCACTTACCCAACCAACAAACGGGCGCCATCCTGATACAAATAAAGATGCACTCTTGGCTTCTTCTTTATTGATGTCAGTTTGCGCAGTCATGCTAGCAAGTTCGCCAGTTTGTTGTAGTTCTAACAGTTTAAGTTTAGCTGCGTCAGCTTGTGCAGGGTCAGGGAATATACGGGTAATTAACGTATTGCCCAAGTCAAGTGCTGCAGATATAGGATCAAATGCCATTATTTCACCACAAAGTAATGAGAGAGAAAACCAACAATAGAACTGAACGCGCTAACAATCATCATACCCACCCAAAAGCCACCACGACCTTTATTAGCCAACGCTAAAAGTTCTTCCATGCCGGCTTCTAATTTATCGACCTTAGAAGATAATTGATCTACTTGGGCTACAAGTTGTCCATATTTAAAAAGGTCGATTTCGTTTGACATATTACGCTTTCAATATCCGATAGTTTTGATATACAACATACGCATACAACACATTAAATATAGTTAATGCAAAAATAGAAGCGTTAAATGGTACTGTATATACAATAAAACCTACTGCTAAT